AGCTACAGCAGCAGGATTGGACAATTGGAATAATGTTGCAACTACATTAAAATTTACATCAGGTAGTGGTACAACAAATGCAATTATTTTTACAATCACAGGCACTGATGAAAATGGTTTAGCTGTTACAGCTAAACACACGGGACCAGCTGGAAATGCAAACAATAACACAGCACAAATATTTACTTCAGTCACACAAATTTCAAAACCATCGGCTGCTACAAGTTTAACTATAGGAACTAATGCTTCGGCTTCAGGACCAATCTTTTCTGGTAGAACAAGAGTAAGAGGAATGCATGTTCATGCTTCAACAAACGCGGTGGCTTTATCATTAAGAAATACTTCTATTACAGGAGCAATTAAATTGACTTTAGGTATACCCGGTGGAGCAACTAATCAAACAGATCCATATATTCCTGATGATGGAATTTTATTTACAAATGGAGCATACACAGACGTAACAGGTTTAGGTTCAGCAACATTCTTCTTTGACGGTTAGGATTACATGGCAAATACAACTTCAGGTTCTTATACTTTTGATAAGAACTTAGGCATTGATGAAATAATTGAAGATGCTTACGAACGTATCGGTATTCAAGGTGTATCTGGTTATCAATTAAAAACCGCTAAACGATCTTTAAACATTTTATTTTCCGAATGGGGAAATAGGGGTTTACAATTTTGGGAAGTAAAAAATCAAAACGTAACTTTAGTAAACGGCCAAGCAGTATATACATTTTTTAGATCTACTTCTGATGGTGTATCTAATGGTGTAAGCACTACACTTAGTGCAGGAATAAATGCAGCAGTTACAACTATTCCCTTGACCTCGATCCTGGGTTTTCCAACAGCAGGAAATATAATTATTGGTACTGAAGATATTACTTACACAGGAATTTCTAGTTTAAATTTAACAGGATGTGTTAGAGGAGTTAACGGTACAACAGCTGCTACTCATAATAATACAGATGCTGTTGCTCAGTCTCCAAGAGGGATAACTGATATTCAAGAAGCAAACTTTAGAGTAGATAGTACAAGTGTTGATACACCCATGACAAGAATTAGTAGATCTCAGTATCAAGCATTTTCTAATAAAACTTCTTTAGGTTTACCTACTCAATACTGGGTTCAAAGATTTGTTGATAAGGTTACAATGACTTTATATTTAACACCAGGAAGCTCACAAGCAGGAGACTTTATAAATTTCTATTACACAAAAAGAATTGATGATGTAGGAGCATATACAAATGCAACAGATGTACCTTACAGATTTGTACCTTGTATGATAATGGGTTTATCTTATTATCTAGCTTTAAAATATGCACCACAAAGAGTTCAAGAATTAAAATTATTATATGAAGATGAATTAAAAAGAGCTGAGTCTGAAGATGGTTCTTCTAATTCTACTTACATTTCTCCTAAAATATATTTTCCAGGGATTAGCTAATGAGTAGTTTTGCACAAGGCAGATTTGCTTTAGCAATATCAGATAGATCAGGTATGGCTTTTCCATATAATGAAATGGTTAGAGAATGGAATGGTGCTTTAGTACACAACTCAGAGTACGAACCTAAACAACCACAACTACAACCTAAACCAACTAATGCAGATCCACAAGCTTTACAAAGAGCAAGACCTGCAAGAACAGAATTTCCAACAGAAGATTTTTTACCGGATAATCCAATTACTACTACGGCTGCAAACACAACTTTAAAAATAGATTTTCCAAATGGTGATCTACGAGTTAATGATTTTGTTAGACTAAGAAATGTAAAATCCCCAGTAGGGGGAGTACCTATTGTTACCGGTGCTGCAGGTCCTGCACTAGAATTGTCTACAACTTTGGATACAGCTGCTACACTTACTGATACAACAATTACTGTACAAACAGGAACACATTTTCCAACTACTGGTTTTATTATGATAGAAAAAGTAAATGCAGTTACAGGTTTATTTGAAAATGAAACAATAGAATATACAGGAAGAAACTTTGAGAATTTTACAGGTTGTACTAGAGGAACAAGTGCACCTTATAGGGGTGTTTCACCACAACCTACAAAAGCAGGAACTCATCCTATCGGGGCTAAAGTTTTTGGTGCCTATAAAGTAGATTCTTTAAATGAAACACAAGTTAGAGGTACCGGTCAACCTGAATTTACAACTCAATTTGATGGTGTAAATGTTACCTTAGCAAGTAATGCAACGTCCACAGAAAAAGGGGGCGGTTTATTATGTACAATCGGACCCATTAATGATAGAGCTTAATTATGGCATATACTTACGCAACACTTACAACAGCAATTAGAGACTACACAGAAGTAGGTGACGGAGTTTTTACTCAAGCTATTATAGATGATTTTATTATGTCTGCTGAACATAGAATTAATATTGATTGTCCTATGGATTCCGATAGATTTGTAGACGAAGGGACGATGGCGGCCAATGTAAATAATATAAGAGTTCCTGGAGGAGCTTTATTTGTAAGAGGTGTGGAAGTATTTAATGTAGCTAACTCTACTGAAGCCGGTACTTGGTTAGAAAAAAAAGATCAAACTTATTTAGCTGAATATATCGGAAGATTAACTGGTACAGAAGGTGATTTAACTGGTCAAAATGTTACTGGAAAACCTAAGTATTATGCTATGTTTGGTGGGGCAACAGGATTAACTGATACTACTTCAGGATCAATTTATTTAGCACCTACACCAGACATTAATTATATATTTAGAATATACTATAACAAGCAAACAGATGGATTATCAGCAAACACTACAACGACTTATATCAGTCAATACTTTCCACAAGGCTTATTACATGCTTGTTTAGTTGAGGCATTTGGTTACTTAAAAGGTCCAATGGATATGTTGACATACTATGAAAATAGATATAAAACTGCAATACAACAGTTCGCAGGAATGCAACTGGGGAGAAGAAGACGAGACGATTACACTGACGGAACAGTTAGGATACAAGTCAAATCACCTTCACCGTAAAATTAACAAGGGGATAAATTATGGCAATAACATCAGCAGTTTGTAATACTTTTAAAACAGAAGCATTACGAGCAATTCACAATTTCACAAATGGTGGAAATACTTTTAGACTAGCATTGTACACAAGTTCAGCAACACTAAATAAATCAACAACTGCGTATACTACATCTAACGAAGTAGCTAATGGTAATGGTTACACTACTAAAGGTGCAGCGTTAACAAATGTAACACCGGCTTTATCTGGTGACACAGCAGTATGTGATTTTTCTAATGTATCTTTTACATCAGCTTCCTTTACAGCTAACGGTTGTTTAATTTTTAATGACACAGCAGCCAATGATCCATCTGTTTGTGCTATTGCATTTGGTGGAGATAAAACTGTAACAAGTGGAACTTTCACAATAGAATTTCCAGCAGCAGACGCATCAAACGCTATACTTAGAATAGCATAGGAGTAGCCCATGTCTGGATGGGGACGATTCACCTGGGGCCAAGCCAAGTGGGGTGAGGACGATTTAGTAGTCACAGGTTGGGGTTCTGATACATGGGGTTTTGAAAATTGGGGAGAATCCTCTCTTGACGTATCATTAACAGGTTTATCAACAACGTCTTCAGTAGGAGCACTTTCAACTGCTGTAGAAAATTTTATTTCATTAACCGGAGTTTCAGCTACATCTGCATTAGGTTCACCCGTTGCAAGATCCGATCTTTCATTAACTCCAACAGGGCTTTCAACAACATCTTCCGTTGGTGCAGTTAATATTAATGAAACACATTTACTAACAGGTTTATCCACTACATCTGCAGTAGGAGCATTAGCTCCACGAACAGATGTTTCATTAACTTTAGCCGGACAATCAGTTTCAACTTCTCTTAATAGTTTAATTATTTTTGCTGGAAGTAATTTAACACCAGCAGGAGTCAGTGCAACATCCGCAGTAGGTTCACTTTCAACTACTGTAGAAAATTTCATTTCATTAACAGGGGTTTCAGCAACATCATCAGTTGGTGCAATTAATATTAATGAAGCACATATTTTAACCGGAGTATCAGCCACATCTTCAGTAGGTGCAATCTCATTAGATGCACAAACAGTAGGATTAGTTGGACAAGGATTACTATTATCTCGATTTGGAACACTATCTCCACAAATAGATGTTTCATTTACTCTGACAGGAGTTTCAACAACCTCTGCAGTAGGTTCTATCTCCCCTGCTTTAACTGAAATAATTATACCAACTGGAGTATCAGCAACGTCTGCAGTAGGTTCAGTTGGCTTCGGGTTAATAGTATTCCCAACTGGGGTAGCAGCAACATCTTCAGTAGGTTCACTTGTTGTTGAATTAGGAGTACCATTAACAGGAGTTTCTGCTACGTCTGCGGTAGGTTCAATTTTACCTGCGGATGTAGTGGGTTTAACTGGGGTATCAGCAACATCTAGTGTGGGTAACGTAGGAACTTTAGGATATAAACATATTATTGCAACACAAAGTGCTGGTTATACAACTATAACCCATGCTTAAAAATTGTTGACTTTATGTATATAAGTAATATAAATTAACAAGCTAACAGGAGAACAAAATAATGGCATCAACTTTTACAAATCTTGGCGTAGAGCTAATGGCAACCGGCGAAAATGCTGGTACTTGGGGAACAAAAACAAACGCTAACTTAAACCTTGCAGAACAATTGCTTGGTGGATTCAAAATTCAAACTTTAAATGCTGCAGGTGCAGGAGCTAACACTACTAATATGTTAGTAGCAGATGGAGCTTTAACAGGTGCCGCTCAGAACAGAGTTATTATTCTTGGTGCAGTATCACCACAAGCAATTACAGGAAACAAAGTTGTAACATTTCCTCTTCTTGCAGAAACTTTTTATTTTATAAAAAACAGCACATCAGGTGCATACACAGTACAGTTAAAAGCAATCTCTGGTTCAGGAGCCACGGTTACTTTTTCAGCAACTGACAAAGGATATAAAGCTGTATATCTTGATGGTGTTGCAACTAACACTGGCGTTATTGAAATACCTTTATCTCCAGCAGATGGTGTTACACTTACAGGAACACAGACTTTAACAAATAAAACTTTAACAGACCCCATAATTGCAAATATTTTATCTGTATCAAATGGAGATGTAAACATAGCTCCTAACGGTACGGGTCACTTAACTGTTAAAGGTAATACAAATCAAGGTACTATTCAATTAAACTGCGAATCTAATTCACACGGCCAAAAAATAAAAGCTGCACCACATTCAGAAAGTGCCAATAATGTTTTAACGCTTCCTAGTACTGGGGGTGATTCTAGATTAGTATCAGCAGCTTCAACTGCTACACTTACAAATAAAACAATTAACGGTTCACAATTAATTAATGCAACAGTACCTCTTGCTAAATTAGCTAATGGTACAGATGGTAACATAATTTCTTATGATGCTAATGGTGCAGTAGTTGCAGTAGCAACAGGAAATTCAGGACAGATTTTAACTTCAGCAGGTTCTGGAGCCCCTCCTACTTTTGCAGACGCAGCAGCAGGTGGAACAGATTGGCAAGCAGTTAAGACAGGCAATTACACAGCAGTAGCTGGTCAAGGTATTTTTGCAAATACAACAAGTGGAGCTTTTACAGTAACACTTCCAAGTTCACCATCAATTGGTGATGAAGTAACTATTGTTGATTATGCAGGAACATTTGATTCAAATAATTTAACTGTTGGCCGTAATAGTCAACCCATACAAGGTTCAGCAGCAGATTTAACAGTAGCAACAGAAAGAGCCGGCTTTACGTTAGCCTACACAGATGGGACTCAAGGTTGGCTTCTAAAAAATAATTAAGGAGTTAAATGAGTATATTTAGAACTATCAGAGGAATGGCCATTAGGTCTTACGCAGGTGATCCAGCTAATCCTATCACGGGACAAATTTGGTATAATTCAGTTACACAAAAATTAAGAGCTAGAAATAATTCAGCTACCATAACAATTACAACGTCTTAAAATTATGACTACTTATAAAGAAATATTTGGAAAATATGTAAGATCAGTATCAAGTGATCCTCCTGCAGCTTTAAGTGAAGGTGAAATTTGGTATAATACAAGTAGTAATACTTTTAAAACAGTAGGCTTTAATTTTGCATGGTCGTCTGGTGGAGCTTTAAATACTGGAAGACAAGCATTAGGTGCAATAGGAACACAGACAACAGGGTTAGCTTGTTC